TCATTCCTCTTGATATTAAAACCTAATTCCCCATAGAATTCCTCTAAATCAGCAGATAACCAAGGTATTATGGCATCATCACCATTAGATATGAAAAAGTGTCCAGTCATAACACGTTCAATATTCTTAACATTAATATCAGAGTATAACATGCTGGTGATGTATAATATATGTAGACAGGTAGTAGTTATATTATTCAATACACTAGTCCATGGTGAACCTGACATACGCATAGACGAAATGGTGGCTTTCATAGTGTGATTTCTATTTCTTAATTTGATATTATTCTGTGAAATCCTAAGTAATTTGGAAATGCTCGGATCACCAAATACATCATCGCAGAAATCACATTCCAACTCAAGTATATAATTTCTAACGCACAATTCAAAAGTTGAGAAATCAACAGAAGTTAGTAACAGACCGGCATCGTTAAGCCTATACCAAGCTAAAGCAATCTCTTCACTGTTACTATCTTTCATCCATGATGATAACTTACCTTTTAAAGCATTAGACAAACTATGAAAAGCAGGACCCAACAAAACAAGTAGAAAAGGCGAAGCATCAACAACAAGTCTAGGCGGCTTGAATTCATCCTGAATAACGTCAAGATTCCATCGCGCAATGTTATAGCCTGTACTTTCAAGTCAGCATGAGCCATATGCATTTTACTAGGTTCCTCAACATCCATTTGCTTAAGAGTCCTATCAATTTTCTTGCGCACTTTAGAGTCCCTAGTAAGCCAGAAATCATGCAAGGACATTGGCTCTACATGACCAACTATTTTAGCTAGTGTTATATATACAAGTTTTAACTTCTTTTGCATAGCAGTGTGATCTTCCCATGGTATAGGTTCTGGTGCATATAATAGTTCTCGTGCTAATCGATATTTAACTGCATTATACCAATTATGATCACAGTTACAAAAAGCAGTCATGTATTTACTACCCATTTTGAAATGAATTCCACAAGACAAAATGGGTCTAGACTTACAATCAGGATTGGGTCTTTTCATTTCTAGTGTAACATCATCAGTTTTAAAAGATTTTTCTTCAAGACAATAACTATTAGCCATATTACCTTCAGGTGCCACAAAATTTTTATGATGAGTGCATATGGCCGGTATTTTACGTATAAGTGACAAACCAGTCTTACTAATCATACCAAGCCCATTAGCATGCACATTCAACTTACCTAAAGAGAAGCTCATAAAGGACTTCAAAATTTTAATTGGGTTAATGTTTTTAATGACTTTTTGTAACCAGTTGAATGGTCCTCGAAACAGATTTATTTTGGTTAATAACAAGGGCGTTATGGAAGCCAATTTACCCCACAAAGAAGACCAAAAGTTACCAACACCTGGTACAGCCATATTAAAAGGTAATTTATTAGTTTGAGCAATAAATAACAATGAATCTAATTGTTTAAAATCAATAAACTGGAGGAGCCATTTAATTGGATGACGATCATATAATACGGCCAAATT